GTAGAAAATAACTACGCATCAGTATGACGGGTATGACGGGTTTTGACATCAAATTATTTTTTGGAATGATTCATCACAAAAAATAATTTTCATTTCTCTTTTTTCTATAACTTTTTTTTTTCGTCCAAAACCCTACATACCCTACATAGATTCCATCTGAATCAAGCACCCATCTTCCACACGGCATTCACCCGGTTGTAGCATATGGAGGCGTTCCATTCCATCAATCAACTTCGCAAAGTCAAACTTGTGAATCATACCGTCCATTGTGCGTTTATGTTGCGATAGAACCATCTCATCATCTCCATCAACAAACGCTTCCTTAATCTGAATACAGAATGCCGTTTCTTTGATGGGAACATCACCCCGTTCGCAATTATGCGTTAAGGCATACCACGCACGGAAACGCTCATACAACTCTCTCGCACCAGCCTCTTCGGGCAGTGTTCCACGACGGAGTTCATAACGCAACCACTTCATATGAGCGGGAGCATTCATCTGACGAATGTCAATGTAGCACTCCGTGATGGGACGACCCAATTGAAACTCAATGGGAGTCCGCCACACGTCCATTGTCTTCAAGTATTGGTAGTAAGCACATTGAACACGCACATCGTCCATTGCCTTCTTCAATGCGTCAAAGTAAGGTTTGTCATTGCGTCGCACGGGATTCACGTCATACGCAGTGGAACGACGGTCGCCTTGCTTCGTGGGAAGCGGGTTCGCATTGTTGGAAGCGAATATCCACCGAGCGTAGTCATTCACCTCATACTCCGCCACCATCTTCTTCTTCACCATAGCCCGTTTCTTGGACACTTTGGATTTCAACGTATCCGCATTGTTGTGATTGGCTTTTCCCGCTGCCTCCTCCACGAACACCAGCAGTTTGCCCTCAAAGATAGAATTGAAACTGCGGTAAAGGTCAGCGTTGTCATCAACGACCAAGTAGTATTGGTCGCCAATAATCTGCCGACCGAACCAGTCCAACTTCAAGTTCTTGCCCGTGCCACCGCCTTCAAAGAGCAATCCGCCCTTATCACGGAACAGAATGCTCACGTCGGGTTTGATGTCGGGGTTCTGAATGATGTTTGCCTCCCACTTCTCGTAGAACAAAGCATCACCTCCACACATCAAGCGATTTTGCTCACGGATTGGTTCAATCAACTCCATCATCTCTTTCTCATCAATCTCACCGCCCACTTCCATCTCTTTGCGATACACTTCTTCAATGGCGAATCCATTGAATAAGTTAAACACCGTTTCGGGACACTTTGCCATATTCGGGACAAAGTCGCAACGCTCATAATCACGACGCTCTTTGTCTTTGACCCACTCCGTTAAGAACGGGACTTCTACCATCTCCATTGTTTTCGGGTTCAGTTTCTCAAAGGTCAAGTTGGCATATACCACACTCGCTTCAGACATCTTCATCTCTTGACGAACTCCATCACGGGTAATGCGATTCAGAATTGCCCCTACAAGGAAGTTGCGTTTCTCAAAGTCGGCTTTCATCTTCGCATACGCATTAGCACTCTGAACGGGGGCTTCATAGCAGTGCGACATAGACTTACTCGTCAGCGTGAAAGCGTAGCCAGTCGCATTACGAATCGCATCAGCACCCGCCTTCAGCAGTTCCGTGGGGAACTCTAACTCACCGTCCAGTTTCTCCACCGCTCCACCATCGTGAATCAGAACGCCCATATAACGTCCCATTGTTTGGAAGAAGTCATCTAAGATACGAAGGCACTTTTTCTCCTCATCTTGTAGCACCATTGACATTAGAACGGCACGGTTGTTGTTGCGTTTCTCAATGGCTTTGTTTTCCGCTCCGCCTTTCAACTTATGTAGGTGAGTATTACGACTCCACATAAACTCAGCAAGTGTAGTCATCTCTTGCTTCAAATCACGAATGAAAGTCATTGCCTCTTGTTTCGGATTATGCGAACCCACGTCCTCATAATCTTCACGATAGAGTGCCAAGTCGCCACCATACGCAATCTTCAAGAACGCCGTCTTTGCCACTTTGCGGTCATCAGAGTAGAGCGATAAGCATTCATCACGACGAAGGCAGTATTGCTCAATGGCTTTGTGGGCAATGCCGAACTCACGAGCAAACTTCAACGCAATGTTATAGTGGCAGTTCTCCATATCCACGTCCCAGTAATACTTTGCCAAGAGCGGAGTGCGTATATCACGACGGAAGGATTGTAATCCCACTCCACCCGCTGGGTAGAGTCGTCCCACTCTCAAATCTTGACAGTTCTTGCCGAGTTCATAGGATACGTTTGCTTTGCTTGGAGTGATACGTGCGTGTTTGAAGTAATGGCTCAGACGCTTTCGGTCATCAGCGGAGATGTTCTTATCTACCAGCATCTGCTTCATAATATCTTCGTCATAACGTTCGCACTTGACAATATGGGTTGCGGTCATTGTAGCCGTGGCGGTGGCGGACATTGTTCTATCTTCGTCCTCGGTTTTTATTTCGGAGGGTTTTACGCCGGATTGAATCTTTTTTACCGACCGGGGGGAATGCCCCGCCGGGGAGCTTGGAATGATGATGGTGTTTATGGCGGTTTCGGTTGCCATTAGAACGGGAATGCGTATGGGGTTTGGTTTCTGAAAAACGACCAATCAGTTTTTATGGGACACTTTTACACAGCGAATCGCTGTATATAGCACACAGCGAATCGCTGTGGTTTAGTATCAAAAAAAAACTGACGGGAAAAAAACCCTAATGAATGTCAGACCGAAAGACTAACACACAATGGCACAATCCGCAGTTCATATTCCGTCGGCGTGGAACGAGGTATTGAAGGAGAAGGGATACACTCCGCAAGAGCGGTTCATCTCCACGACCCGAGTGATTATGAAGACCAACTCTATCCCCGCAAAGTATGTTGATTCGTGTGAGTGGGAATACACTGTCGCTCCCGAAGAAGTGTATCTTGAGATTTGGGGCAAGAATGACCACCGTCGCAAGAAAGAACCCTACAAACTCCAACTGTCGGCTGATTCAACGGCTACACTCCGTTCTCTCTTCACGGAGTTGAGCGGTATTAACAGTGAGCGTGTTGAACCGGGTCAGTAATGACGGGTATGACGGGTTTGACCCCAGAAATAAAAATACAAAATAAAAATAGGGGGCAACCCCATTTTTTATTCGGTTTTTCTAAATATATTTTTTGTGTGCGAAACCCGTCATACCCGTCATTACTTCGCATCAGCCGAGTGGATAAGTCCCATCATCATCTTGTCAAAGTCAGCATTACAACGGAGGGTGCGTGTTCCCGTCGCCATATCAATGTCCCACCACGTGCGACGCTGAGGCACGGGGAGCGGTTCAATATCCACTCCCGCTGGAACTTCGGGAAGTGCGACTTGACTCTCCACTTGACGGATAGGCGGAGTGGGAACACGCTCTTGAACGGGAGCGGGAGCAATCTCATAAGGTGCGTTCTTGCTCACGGCGACCAATGAGCCTTGGACGGGACGGCGAGTATCTACCCACCACTTCTTGTGGAGTTCCATCGTCATCACGGAAGGGTGTCCATCACGGTAGAATCCTCCTTTGATGTTGAAGAATTGGTGGTCTTCTTCACGGCGAGGGGCTTCCATCACATACACCTTGCGTCCCTTGACACGCTCACGCATCACCGCATCATTCACGACCAACTTGGACATTGCGATATGCTCAAAGTAGCCATTGAGAGCGGATTGAATCGCACCACACAAGTCGGGTTCAGTGGTGATGCGTTGTTCCACTTCGCCGTTAGGGTGGATAATCGTGATGTAGCGAGTGTTCTTGTTTGCCATTGGTTGTTTGGTTGTGGTTTGTTTTTGGGGTTTTTTTCGTTTCAGTTTTTATTTGATACTTTACCACAGCGAATCGCTGTGTATTGTCCCACAGCGAATCGCTGTGTGGGAATGTCAAATAAAAAATGAAACCAAAAAAAACATAATTAGAATGGTAGATTCCAAGAATCACTAAGCAATAATGGCACAAGCACCCACTGTTGAATCCCTCACGAACAAACTCATCTACGCCCGTAAGCAGAAGGCTTTTGCGTGGGCAAAGTATTACGAACAAGTGAATGGGGCGTTCCACGCTGACCACGAAGCATATGCCGTCTATGAACGCATTGTGGAAGACGGTGCGATTCCCGTCCATATCAAGGAAGAAATGAAAGCGATGGCAGTGGCTCTCAAGAAGAAGTGGGAGTGTCCCATCTGCTTGGATATGATTGAAGACGGGCAACTGGAGATTACGAATTGCGGACACTACTACTGTAAGCCGTGCCTCGCCCAGCACATTGCCCATCAAGCGACTCAGATGGAGCGGGGACAACCCAAGAAGAAGTGGGAGTGTGCTACGTGCCGACGCAAACACTCCTTCCGTGAAGAGGACGACTAAAAGAAACTGTAGGCGGATACACTATGACGACAAAAAAGTAAAGAGTGGGGGGACTCTCACCAATGGGTGGGAGTGCTTCCGCTTTTTTATTGGAAAGGAGCGTATTGTATATGGACACAGCGAATCGCTGTGGGGGTAGTCAAAATAAAAACTGAAAGACTTTTTTGGCTAAACTAAATGACAGATTCAAGCAATCAACCAAGCAATCAACCCAACCAATCCAAGATGTCTGCTCAGAACGATTCCCTTAACATTCCGATGGCTTCCCCCGTCCCCGTGGCTTCGCCCGTTGTGCCTCGCAAGAAGCCTACCAAGTTGAAGCCCGTTGCGGGTGCTGCCGAAGTCGTTGTGGAAGCCGTGGTGGAAGAGAAAGCCGAAGCCGTTGCTCCGAAGGCGGTGAAGCCCCGTGTGAAGCGGAGCGTTCCCGTTGTTGTGGAGGAAGAAGCCGTGGAAGAGCCTTCCTTTATGGAGGAGAATGATGTGGAAGTGATGATTAAACAAAGCGAATACAAGTCGCTCCTTGCCCGAGTGGAGGCACTGGAGTCAAAGAAGAAGAGTGTGCGTGAGTCCGCTCCCCGCAAGTCGGCAGTGCGTATCCCCACCAAGGACGTGATTCTGCGGGACATTCTGCGTGATGGCGAACAAGTGTATGCGAAAGAACTCATTAATGATGGAGAACGCTCGGGTGAGTATCTGACGTGGAGAGCCGTGTTCTCCACCAAACTCAATGGCTTCTACATCATTGACTATGAGGGTGAGGACTCCGTTGAGAACATTGTGGAGCGTAATGAACGCACGTGGGGCGTGAAACGTGCGGTGGCTACTTCGCCCACGACGCTTTGCTCTCGCTTCCGCTACTTGATGAAAGAGGCGGGTATGTGTAAGCGTGGTGCTTCCACTTGTTGCGGGTTCGCCAAGTGCTACGTCAGCCGTGATGGAGTGCCAATGAAACTCAATACGTTGTGGTAAAGAGATTATACTAAAAGAAAAAGAAGAAAGTGAAAAAAAAAAGATATAAAAAGAAAAGAAAAAGGGGCGACCCTTTTTTATTAGTGTAGTATTACTGAACGCATATTTTACTACTACACACAGCGAACGTCGCTGTGGTATAGTGTCCAACAAAAATTGATTTCCAAAAACCCCTTTTAAAAACCAATCCAAAATGCCGTTGTCCCCCAAAGAACAAAACCTTTTCCAACAGAAGATTGATGCCCTCCAAGAAGACCTTGCGAAGGTTGGTGTGGTGTTCCGTGCGGATTGGTCGTGTTGCCAGTCGTGCGGACACGCAGAGATGAAAGCCGAACTGAAAGACGAAGAGTATGAGTTTGACACTACTTACATATTCTACCACCAACAAGCAACGGAAGACTTGAAAGAGGGAGCAGATGAACTCTACTTAGCCCATCACATCATAGAGGGTGATTTGGAGGCAGTGGTGGAAGTGTTGGAAGAGTATGGCTCAGACTGGAAAGGGGAGAAAGATAAGACCATTCGGATTCCCTTCCTTGCTGATGATGAAATGTCTAACCGAATCCGAGGGTTGATTGCTTCTAAATAATCCGCCATCATATGTAGGGTATGTAGGGTAATACAAAAAACCCTACATAGACCTTTTGAGGCAATTCTAATACAATTAACGACAAAAATGAAAATGAGAAAATCCATTATGACGGGTATGTAGGGTTTGGACATAAAAAAAAATATTTTGAAAGATGCCGAAGAAAAAATATTTTTTTGTCAGACCATTTCCAAAATATTTTCACACACCAAAACCCTACATACCCTACATACCCTACATAAAAAAATTGAAATGCTGTGGTTGATGGAGGTAAAATAATATGAATCTACTAACAGATGGACAAGAAGAAGCAAGAGAAAGAGAAAGCCGAAGCACTCAAAGAAGAACTTAAACCGTTCAAAAAGGAAAAGCCGATTACAAGCAAGGGGCAACTGAAACGCATTACGGGCGTGAAGTCAGTGGATTCCGAAGGTTGCCGTTGGTTTGACCGCTGGGTAGAACAGTTAGTGCGAGAGCACTCTTACCCACCGCAACTCAAGAGTGATGATTTCTATTCACTATTGGGTCGCTACTTTGATGGGAAGTTAATAATGACTATACTGGAACGGGCAAGGACAGAGTATCGCAGAGCCTTTCCACTCTGCGAACCCGTTGATGATAGTGAAGATGATTTGGCTTGGTTGATTGAAACGATTAGATTAGACCCCAACGCACTGGCACTCTTACCGCCAAATTATCTATGTAATTAATTAGGTATGTCTTCCGAACAGAACATTACCACGACCATCTCGTGGAACAAGCGGTTGGAGAAATATTTTGCGGAAACGGGTGAGAAAGCCCATTGTTTAGCGTGGATTCATCGCAAAGCAGAAGAGATGTATTCATCACGCAGTGTATGGATTGACTTACCCGTCATCATTCTTGGAACACTTAACGGAGCAGTGAGTGTGGGTTCAAACTCACTCTTTGGTGATAGTCGCTTCGCTCCCGTTGGAGTGGGTGTAGTGGCTCTACTCACTGCCATTCTGACCACCATCGGTTCATACTTTGCGTGGAATCGTAGAGCGGAGGGACATCGCATCTCTACGCTCTCGTATGCGAAGTTGTATCGCTTCTTATCTATTGAAATGGCTCTACCTCGGTGTGAGCGTATGACCCCCAATGACCTATTGAAGTATGTCAAGACGGAGTATGACCGCTTATCCGAAATTAGTCCATTGATTCCACCCAACGTGATAAGGGACTTCAAAGTAAAGTTCTCTGATGATAAGTATGCGGAGATTAGTAAGCCCGAAGATGCGAATGGATTACACTCTATTCAAATCTTTAGTCGTGAAGATGTGGAAACGCCCCACTTAGCCGTAGTAGTAAAAACGCCAGTGCTTACGGCAGAAAATACGGTAGTTATTCCCAATGAACTTTTTTTAGATAGTGCTATGTAGAATGCTCTCTTGGTTGAAGTCGTGGATTTGGAAACCAAAAGAAGAAGAGCCAAAGATACAGTATCCCAAGCAGATAGTTTATCCACGTGGTCGTTATACATTGACTCCACTACGGATTTTAGAGTGGTTTCATCAAGACCCGAAGTTAGACCCACTACCTCCTTATCCACCCAGTCCAAAGAAGCCTTAAGGCACAATACTCAGCACACCAGCATTACTCCACACCGCACCACTGGGAAGACCCGCAGAGGAAGTAGGAATGTTTTGAAGAATGAGATTACCCAGTGCTTTGGGTGCGAGAGTAATCGTCCCCGTTCCAGCAGAACCAGTAGCAGACAATGTCAGATTACCAGCGGTGGTTTTAATGTCATTACCATTCATATCCAGAGCAAGAAACATATTGTTCTCACTATCCGCACCATTCAACCGAAAAAACTCAGTCTGAACGCCATTCACCAACCCTAAAAATCCAATAGACCCGTCGTCATTTCCAACCCCCGTGTTTCTTACTGCTACTTCCATACGAGCAAACTCGGTTTTTGTTCCCGAACTATTTTTCGCATAAAAGTGATTTGAACCTATTACATCATTGGCGACCGCATTGCGTCCTTGTTTATAGCAATGAACGGAAGGAACACCCGTTGTATTACCAGCGGTGGAGTTGTTATTCTGGATTTGGAGTTGGTAATTGTTGGTGTATCCCACACTCGTTGAGTTTAGGTTTATTACACCATTAGTAATATTAGAAGTATTCAGACCACCTCCCGCAACAGTTCCCAAAATAATACTTGGTGTAGTTGATGATGCTACAATCTGGTTTGCTCCTCCCACAGTAGTAGTAAAACCAGTAGATGTGAAAGTGGTCGCATTAGCACCAGCAGTAATTGTATTACTTGCTCCAATCATTACATTTGTTCCAGCAGAAGTAGTTGCGGTAATACCCAACGCTCCTACCTCTGTTCTGTTAGTCGCAACACTGGTCGGAACATAGATAGAAGAACTACTACTAACCGACCCACTCGTGAGATTGATTGCGTTGCTCCCCACGGTAGTGATGGTAAGGGGAACAACTGAACCTACTCCTTGTGTAATTCCAGTAGCAGAGTAAGTAATACTATTTACCCCAGAACTGATTAACTGACCCGACGCAGTCTGCTGATTTGCCCCACCACTGGTTTGGGCGATTATTCCGCTTCTCGTCATTCTTGCGAATGTAGTTGGAATACTACTCGCTATAATGTTAATCTGGTCGCCTTCAATAGTATTTACACCAAATCCCGAAGTCTTATTCATTGTAATCGTTTGGTCTAATGAAGTGCTTCCCGCAGTAAGAACACTTTGTAAAGGAGGAACGGCGGTAAGACCCGTGTTGGTGATTGTCGCTACTCTATCTGTTGTGCTTACACTAATACCCGTTCCAGCAACAACAGAAGCAATGTTTGGATTCTGTTCCAGAAAAAACCATTGAGATAAATCATTACTCGCTTGTAGCACCGCAGTATCTCCTTTTGACGGTAGAACAACAATGTTTGTATTGCCGGGAGAAATTGGGATACTGGCGGTGAATGTAATGGGAACAGATGCCGTCGCAAAATCGTATGAGAATACAGAGTTCGTTCCATTAGATGTTCCAGCAAAAATATATTTACTGACATTTTGAACGGGAGGGGCAACCGTGTAAATAGTTGGACTCATTGCGTAGATAGTGATTGGAACAGATGGAATAACAACTTCTGTATAGAGTTGAGTTCCAGCGGGAATAATAATAGAAGCAACTGCTCCATAATTCACTCCACCGTAAATATAATAAGAACCGTCGTGTCCCGATTGTCCGCAAGTAGCGGGAACATTAATCGGTATTGGTGGAGCAGAAGGAGCAGAATTACCAAAAGGAAGAATACACCCATAAGGGAAAGGAGTAGTGAAACTTCCAAAGCAAGTGTATCCTCCGCCTTCTGGATTAAGACCACCGAATTGGGTAATGGGTGCGTTAAATCCTCCCGCTAATTGATACGCACTTGTGCCGTCCCAGTATATACCGTAATCATAAGGACAATTTGCCGTTGTAAAATCACCACCGAACCGCATACCACTTCCAACCGCCAACATTGTATTAACCGAAGCAGAATTGTTTGAAAAACCAAAAGATGCGGAACGCCCCGCATCAAGGATAAAAGTAGTCCCCGTCCAACCCCAAACCGCAAGAGAGTAGAAAGTGGTAGGAGAAATATAAAAATTACCTCCCATAAACAACAAACTTCCCGTCCAAGCAAGTGATTTAATGACACCACCAATTGGCGTATTGTCAAAGTTGGCGACTAATGGAACGAGAGAAGAGGTGCTAATAAAACAAGAATTAACCGTTATTCCAGCAAGAGTGAAACCACCCGGAGCGTCTATTGTGGTAAAATCACCAGCAACAAGCATCGTATCACCCGCAAAAAAACCATTAAACTCAACCATAGAATATATAACCGCAGAATTACCCGAAATAGTCCAAGTTTGTATTGTTGCCCCCGTGCTAAGGTCTAATTCATATATAGCACCCGCACCTCCCAGAAAGAATCTTCCAGTAGAAGTGTATAACTGACAATATATTATCGTGTTAATACTACCGAATGGTTGAATCGTGGGAGAAGACCCGATATTATTAATAAGTGTCGCCGTTTCCTTTGGATAAGTAGGTGCGGGAATACTTTGACCGACTGTAGTTGCTTCAATCGTGCGGTTGAATTGTAAGAGTTTGGAATCCGCACTGACTGGATTTGCCGTGAGAGCGGTAAGAGCAGTATTGACATTCACAGTCGTATTAGATGGCGTTCCCGTGAAATTAATGTTTGTTCCAGCAGTAATGGAAGCATTAGAACCCGTCGCACCAGTAGCACCCGTTGCTCCAGTCGCACCCGTTGCTCCAGTAGCACCCGTTGCTCCAGTAGCACCAGTAGCACCAGTAGCACCAGTAGCACCAGTAGCACCAGTAGCACCACCACCACCTCCACCACCACCAGCAATAATCGCATTCTGGACGAACTCAGTGGTCGCCACTTGAAAATCACTGGTGGTGGCGAGAGCAACCGTAGGAGCGGTAATCTTATACCCGCCATAACCGCTTGGAAGACCCAGTTGAACGCCACCACTAACACCCCCACTTACCAAAATATGCGGAGTGAGGTCGGTTGTAATGACTTTGAACTCTTCACCGCCACCAACGGCAAAGGAGGGATTTCCCGCTGAGTTGCCCGAGAAGGCAAAGTTAGAAGTGGCTACATTGCTGGTAAGGGTTTGTAGTGTTCCCGAGAGCACTACATTTGTAGCCGTTCCACCAACGGTGATGTTTGGATTACCCGCCGTGATGGTATTCACTATACCTCCACCGCCACTGCCACCCGTAAGCGTCCAAATGACGGTAGTGGGTTGGGGTGGCACATTGATGTTTGTAGCCGTAGCACTGTAGATGAAACCAGCATATTCTACAATGTCATTAAGGACATACGTCGTATAAGGACTCCACTGAGCATATGACATCTTTATCTATTACACTGATAGAAAAAAAACGGAAACATATAGAGAATGTCGCAAGGTGGAATTGCGAGAGTCAAATCATATCCACTCGGTGATGATGATATACGGAAACTATTGGGCAACGACATCAAAATATGGAATTATCCACAACTAAAAGATTTACAAAGTGCGGACGACCTCTTTGATGAGAAAGGCAGAGCGATAGTGCTATTTCCCAACAGTAGTCCCACTTCGGGACATTGGACGTGTTTAATGAATAGACCTAATGCGATAGAGTTCTTTGACCCCTATGGTGATGCCCCGGACACCGCACAAAAAGATGGTATGTCAAGAAGCCGTTTGGAAATGCTGGATATTGAGCGACCCGATTTAACTCGTTTGTTAAGAGCGTCGGGCAAACCCGTTTTTTACAATCATCATCAGTTCCAACGTGAATCACCAAATGTAGCAACGTGCGGTAGGCATTGTGTAGTTAGGTTGCTATACTCTCCATATTCACTGGATAAGTATGCGTCTATTATTAAGAAGAGTAAGATGACCCCCGATGACTTCGTATCGGGCATAACGTATGATAAGTTAAGAAAATAATCTCTCTATGTGATATAGAAGATGGCTTTCAATCGTGGAAGATTTGAGCAAGTTGGTGGATTGAGCAATAGCCCCGACTTACTGTATTACAACTGCGACATTATTAACAATAATTCTAAAGACCTTGGTGTTCTTCAGAATGATGTTAGTAGTCTTGCTCTCACTGCCGACCCGCAGATTCGTTTCAATGAAACCCGTGATACGGCACTGATTAAAGACGTGTCTGAGTATGAGTTCTCTATTATTCGTTTTACAATGAACGGTGCGAATCGTGATTTGCCGTTGTTTATCCCTAATATTTTACTGGGTCAGACCGACCCCAATCTAACAACCTATTCCGTTGCGGTTTCTTACCAGCAGACGTGGAATACCAACTTGGGTGCGATTTCGTTCAACATTACACCGTTGCCGACGTTTATTATTTACGTCCCCGAAGTAAAAAATGATTATCTTGCTCCCGCTCCACGAACACCCGTTATTACACAAGACCTCAGCAGTCGTTATTATTGGGTATTTACGTATCAGCATTGGATTGACCTCGTGAATCAGACGCTTCTTACGGCACATCAAGCCCTCTACACTCAATTTCAAGCACAATGGGCGGGATACGCTGGTTTAACTGACCCATTCCCCTTTGCTACGTTCAATGCCTTTCAAGCAACGGTTCAGACTCCACGTATCGTGTATGATGAGAACAATCGCCTCTTCACGTTGTATGGTGATAGTGATGGCTATGGTCAGCGTTTGACCACTTTCACTGCGATTCCTTATGTGGCGGGAACGGCATCTCCGCAGACTCAGCCCCGTGAGCGTCTGTTCTTTAACACAAATATGGCGGGTCTGTTTGCGAACTTTAATACCATTTACTGGAACGACACTACTATTCTCAGTAATACAATTGATGGTGTAGTCTATCCCGCTTTCCCAGTAAATAACGTCCCTCAAGGATATGTGTATGAACTCATCTTTAGCAATAAGTTCTATAAGAATGTAGCGGATTATCGTGTCCCACCCCAGTCCGGCATTCCCCCACTCGGATTCGTTCCACTCTCGGCTCAGAAAGTCTATTGGGAACTTACTCAAGACTTCAAGAGTGTGGATACACTATGGTCGCCTATTTCATCTATTGTATTCACTACCACCCTTCTTCCGATTAAGACAGAATCTGCTTCTGCTCCTAACATTTTGGGTAGTGGCAACTTGGGTGTATCTGCTCCCACCACGCTCAGTGCTTTTGACCCCATCATTACGGATATTGCGTTGGATTTGGCTGCGGGTGGTGCTGACCTCTACCGTCAGTTCATCTACTATACTCCCGTGGCTGAATACCGTATGACAGATATGTCTCCGAGCCGTCAAGAACTCCGCACCATTGATGTTCAAGTCTTTTGGAAGAACCGATTGGATTCACAGTTATATCCGGTCTATATGTATAACCTTTCCAGTGTATCCATCAAGATTATGTTCCGAAAGAAAGGTTCGGTATGACGGGTATGACGGGTTTAACGCATAAAAAAAAGTTTTAGAAAAAGCCCGGACTGAAAAATATTTTTTGTGATGACCATTCTCTAAAAATATTTCATACCCCAAACCCGTCATACCCATCATCGCCCTACGGGTATTAATTCTGCCAGTTTTATTTCTATAGACAGAATATAAGAAGATGAGTGCCGACATTGAGAAACTCGCCGTTCTGGATTCACGTATCGTTCAATCTCGCCCGAAGTTCGCAGTGGAGAAGGGTGCTTTGTCGCTCACCAATGCTCCATTCAACGCCATTGCTGCGACCTCGTCCCAGCACACCTACAACATCTACGTGCCTTCAGAGAACGTTTTTGTTGATAGAAAGTTGCTATGGAGTTCCACCGCTTTTATGTCTATGACTCTCACCCAGTCAGCCCTCCCGACCAACGGCGACTCCCTCGTTGTCCCCGGTCGTGATTTTTCACTTGCTATGCTTCCGTTGAACTCCCTTTGCTCCACGATTAGTGCCACGATTAACGACACAACTTCAGTGATTAACTCCCAAGACGTTATGTATCCAGTTCTGCGTCTGACGGACTATAAGAAGAACCGTTTGGTTCGCACGGCTCAGACAATGATGGATAAGTATGCCAACTACAACGACGCTTACGGCACACTGAACAACCCCATCGGTGGCTATGACCAAGCAACGGACTACGACAACGTCCCCAACGGTGCTTCACCCAACCTTATCTTCACTGACCCGGCTGGTAATGCTCTCGGCACGGCTTCCCCAGCCTATGCTGCTGCCACCTATGATGCCGTCAATGGTGTTCCCGTGTTTAACTCTGCCATTGCTGGTGGTGCTCCCCTCGTTTCCCTCATCTACTTCAAGTTTCGTTCCACTGAGCCGATTGTGTTGTCGCCTTTCGTGTTCTCCGATGAGTATGAGTGGGACACGGGTCTGTTCGGTCTGAACAACATTCAGTTGATTATGAACCTTCAAGGTGCTACGGGTGTGAGCCGTGTGGTTCGTCAGTGTGCTCGTGCTGGTCGTTCCCTTACCAACGTTGCGTTTAACACCCTTGCCAACGCTGGTCAAGTGTTTCAGCAGAGCGTAGTGAATGTTCAATTCCTCACTCCTTCACTTGATGTTCCACTACCTCCGAAGAGTGTAGTGCCTTATATGGAGTTCCCCCGTTATATCACTCAGTTTTCAGCGGGAACGATTAACCCGGGTGCTACGGGTCAGATTCAGTCGCAGACCATTACTCTCCCTTGTATCCCGGACTTGCTCCTCATCTATGCTCGTCCCTCTGCCATCGGTAAGAATGATGCCGATTGGTATTTGCCACTCGCCACTCAGTTAGATGGTGTAGCGAATCCACTTTCCGTCAATTTTGACAACTTTAGCGGTCTGTTGAGCAGTGTAAGCACGGAACAATTGTATAATATGTCCGTGAAGAACGGCTTGGATATGGA